TGTTGGCATAACACGTCTGATCACTGGAAGGATCACACGATTTAGGGTTGCAACGTTACCGGACGAAGTAGCACCGGCAGTAGCACTCTCTGACAAATACTTGCGGGTATTTTCTAGAGTAGTCGCCATAACTGTACGCTTGTTACCATTTAGGCCTTCTAATAGTGCCTCTTTGGTTTCCGACCAGCGTGACTCGAGTAGTTGTGACATGTTAGTTCTCCTTAAACTTTTAGTCCCGCAAGCCTGCGGATGTCAAATATTTCAGCAGTTTTTTCTTCACCGCTGATTGTTGGTGCCTGTTTGTCGCCTGTTATTTCTTTGCCTTCTGTCAACGCTTTCTTGACCGGAGCGCCTCCATCCATTACAGCTGGTAGGTACTTGTCATAAGCATTACGTAGTTTGTCTGTTTGAACGCTTTCTAGCAATTCACGCATAACTACTTTCTTATCGCCGGATAATGGATTTAGCAACTCGCTCATAACGTCCTTGCGTGTCATTTGATCCTTAGCGATACGTAGTTGTGCTTCACGACTTTCAACTAACTTTTGCGTTTCTGCAACGATTTTTGCTGCTTCTTCTAATTCAGCTTGCTTTTCAGCAACTACTTTTAGAAGCTTGCTTGTCTCTGATTTCTCATTAAGATGGCTAGCTGCATATTCACTTGCAAAACTTTCGAAGATTCTGCGACCAAAGTCATTTCTGCGAGCAGCATCAATGTCTTCACGTAGTTGAACCATTTCAGATTTAATACCTTTCGATACTGTCTCTTCGATGATCTTACTTGAACGTGCGATAAAATCTTTCTTAACTTGTTCAAACTTGGCCTTGCTTTCGCGAACTAATTTTACTTTAGTTTCGGCTAGGTCTTTCTTGTCGCTGTGGAATTCTGCGATTTCTTTCGCCAGTGCGTCCACGATAAAAGATTCTAATTGTGCAACATTGTTTGCTACTTTTTGACGGTCTTCGTGTAGTTCAGCAATTTCTTTACGTAGGTTATTCAAGACAAAAGATTCCATAGCTTGAGAATCTTGGGTCATTTTCGCTGCGTATTTTGCTCTTGCTTCGATAAGGCCTTGGCGGTCTTCAGCTAGCTCTCCTAACTCTGCTTGTAAGCGGTCTGTTAGCATTGCTTCTACAGCTTCTACCATTGCGGACTTGTCGTGTTCGTACTTCTGTGCGAACTCTTCACGTAGTGTTGCAGTAACTTGTTCACGGTTTTCTTCGATTCTGCTTTCCCAAGCAGACTCAATTTCCGATTTCATATCTTCGGAAATCACATTGTCTTCGAACAATTTTTTTACGAAATCTAGCATTGTGATTCTCCTACTGTTATTTGAGACCCTTGATTATTTTAATCAAGCTCTCTGCTATGTATTTCTGTGCCTTTGGGTCGCCTTTAACTTCTTGTGCTATTCTATATGCCTGGTATCCACCTGTTTGATTCATCAAGTGTTCATAAACTGGAGTTGGGTAAGCTCCCGGGGCGGAAGGTTGTGCTACGATGTCAACAGTGATAATTTCAAAACCTTGAACGTTACCACTGCTATCTACTTCGCCTGAGCCTCTGCTTGATACACCCAACTTAACTCCCGCGGTCAACATAGATTCTATTAATTGACCCATTGGTGTAGGGAGTATTTTAAGTTTTCCGTAGCCGTTAGGACCATCCATCCACATCTTGGTAATCATATGACTAACACGATCTAGATTGATTTTTAAATCCTGCGGGTGGTCAACTTCACCTAGCACGGAGTATCCGCCAGAGATCTGCTCGTTGAGCGTCTTGACAGCCTTGCCAATCTCGTAAGAAGAGTAAACACGTTGGTTCTGATTTCGGATATCACCCTGAATACAGATACCATTCATGTAAAGCGATTTTCTTTCGCCTTCACCTTCGCTCTCCAAAACAATCTTGGCTTGGTCGAAATTCAAATGTTCACTAAGATAGTTTTTCACCGTTAAGTCCTATTATCTACGACCACGGAAAAGGCTTTGCTTGTTGTCAGCTGATTCTTTTGCACCAGCTTTCTCAGCACCATGTCCTGGCTCTTTCTTAGAGAACGCATTACCGTTCTTAGCACCTGGGACATTGATGTTACCAGCATTATCTTCTTTAGCTTTGTTACCTGCTAGGCCACCTGCTGTACCCTTATCGCTT